CTCACGATCTACAAGAGAAGCGGGGACACCTTCACGAAGCTCGCCGACCCCGGCGACCTCCCCGCCGGCAATGGCAGCGGCTGCGCTTTCTCCTACGATGGCACATACCTCGCCGTGACACACGACACCAGCCCCTACCTCACGATCTACAAGAGAAGCGGGGACACCTTCACGAAGCTCGCCGACCCCGGCGACCTCCCCGCCGGCAATGGCAGCGGCTGCGCTTTCTCCTACGATGGCACGTACCTCGCCGTGGCACACGTCACTACCCCCTACATCACCATCTACAAGCGTTCTGGGGACACCTTCACCAAGCTCGACAACCCCGCGATTCTCCCGACCGGCACCGGCTACGACTGCGCCTTCTCCTACGATGGCACATACCTCGCCGTGGGACACTACACCAGCCCCCACCTCACGATCTACAAGAGAAGCGGGGACACCTTCACGAAGCTCGCAGATCCGGCAACCCTCCCCGCCGGCAATGGCAACGGCTGCGCTTTCTCCTGCGATGGCACATACCTCGCCGTGGCACACGCCACCAGCCCCTACCTCACGATCTACAAGAGAAGCGGGGACACCTTCACGAAGCTCGCCGACCCCGGCGACCTCCCCGCCGGCAATGGCTACGGCTGCGCTTTCTCCTACGATGGCACATACCTCGCCGTGGCACACGACACCAGCCCCTATATAACGATCTACAAGAACGCCGAGGCCGTCACAAAGCAGTGGATTGTCACCGATCTGGTCCTGAATCACCCACCCGATCCTTCGGACGGGGATAACGGCGATTTGCCCTACAGGTTCGTGTAAACATGGTTTCTTCCACCGACAGCCGGGTAGTCTACTCCTGCACGGGCCTGACAGAGTATTCCTTCTCGTTCCCGATCTACGACCCGGCCACCGACCTCATCGTCTGGAAGGTCACCTGGGACGGCATCGAGACGCAGCTCGTCTACGGCAGCGACTTCACCGTGGCCGCCACCGACGGGGACTACATGAACGGCGGGGTGGTGACGACCATCGAAACGTACACCACTGGGTCCCTGGTGATCGAGCGCAGCGTAGAACAGACGCAGGAGACGCAGTACATCGAGGGCGACCGGTTCCCGGCCAAGACCCACGAGAGTGCGCTGGACAAGCTTACCCTCATGGTGCAGGACATGAGGGACGCGGTGGGCCGGTCGCTCAAGTTCCCGGCGGCGGATGACCCCGACCTGTCCGCGCAGCTCCCCACGGTCGCGCAACGGGCTTCCAACTTTCTGGCATTCGATGCGGAAGGCGAGCCGATGGCGGCCGAGGGGGTCCCGGAAATACCAGTGACTCCGTTCGCGGCCACCCTCCTCGATGATGAGAGCGCCGCCGAGGCGAGGGGGACGCTTGAGATCCCCACAATCACTGCGTTTGCCGAGACATTGCTCGACGACGCCGACGCAGCAGCGGCCCGGTCGACCCTCGGCGTTCCTCCGACCAGCAGGTCAATCTCTGCCGGGGCGGGCCTCAGCGGCGGCGGTGATCTGTCGGCCGACCGCACGATCGCGATGGGCACGCCGGGGACATGCACACCGAGCACGGCAAACGAAGCCACCGAGACTACCCACACTCACAAAATATCGGGACTGCCTTCAAAGGCGTTGAGCGTCCACAGCACAAGCGCCGACTATACTATTCTGGATTCTGACGGCTATGACGCGATCCTCGTCACAACCAGCACGAGCGACATCACCATCACCCTCCCCACTGCGGCGGACAACACTGGGCGCGTCATAACCATCCACAAAATAGATACCGGCACCGGGAAGGTCATCGTCGACGGTGAAGGATCGGAACAGGTTGGCTACGGATCGTCACTCAGCTTCGTTCTCTACGACGCGGCCGATTATGTGACGCTCTATTGTGATGGGACGAAGTGGTGGGTGATGGCGACAAACGGCCCGACTCTGAGATACCAGGGGACTACGAACGTATATAAGTCAGCGCCCGCAAGCGGAACCTGGTACAACATGACGGGCCATTCGATAGCGTTGCCCATCGGGATATGGCTGGTTAGCGCCCAGGGCATGATGTACCACCGAAACAACACGACCTCTTCTTCCCCGGTTTCACAATACGGCGCGTGCCTTTCCAGCTCACCAAGTACAAGTGCGTACGCAAACCTACGGCACTACTTCCGTTCCAATAATTACACCGGCTGGAATGGCTTCGGTATGTACGCAGTCGGCGCAGAGGATCTTTATGGATGCGCACCGTTCACCATCGGGCCAGAACGCCTGGAGGTCGCATCCGCAATGAATCTCTACCTGAACATAGCGGTCACTTGGAGTGGTAATGCCCCCAGCCTTGTGGGCCTCGGTGGAGCCACATTCCGTTATTCGTGCATCAACGCCCGGAGAATTGCATGAGAAAAACGAATAAAGGAGGAAGTGATTCGTGATTCGATTGGAAAAAGTTCCTAACGATCTCAAGGAGATCAAGGAGTGGTACGGCGACCCAGACCCCGAAGGAGACGGCGTTTACAACACCGAGTTCTCCAAGAACCTGAAGAGCTTCACGCTCCCATTCGCGCTCGAGATCTCGTGGAGGCCCGGCCAGCTCACCAAGCGAGTCTACGGCCATGTGAAGGTCATGCCGGCTTTCACGGACGCGATGGAGGAGTTTCGGGATCGCGTGGGGATCGGTGAGATAAGGGAGCGGGGCTGGGACGTGTGGGGCGGATGTTGGAACTTCCGCCCGGCCAGGGGCTACGAGTCGCTCTCTACCCACGCCTGGGGGATCGCGGTAGACCTGAACCCGCACCTCGCGCCTCTCGGGAAACCCTCCCGTCAGCCGCAGATCCTCGTGGATATTATGAAAGCTCGCGGCTTCGTTTATGGCGGCGAGTTCGCCCGTGTGGACGGGATGCACTTCCAAGCCTGCGGAGGTTTCTGATGTCTGAAGTAGACCTTGCCCTGCTCTCCCACAAGATCGACGAGGCCCGCCTCGACATCGTGGATCTCGTGAAGGACGTCGAGAGCGTTGACGACAGAATCACTGGATTCTCGGACAGGCTGAACGATGTCGAGTATTGGAAGAATGGAAATGGCGGGAGGGGAGCTGAAGTACGACTACAGGAGGTAGAGGACACCGTGCAGACACTGTTAAGAATCAGTTCGGCATCGAGGCCGGATGATGAAATCCAGCGGATCGCGAAAGTCACGGCCACGACGATAGTTGAGAACGCGCGGGAGAAGGACCGGACGGCGGTCGCGAGAGTCAGAGCCTGGGCCCCTTACTTCGTGGCCGGCGTGGGCTTCTTGACCGGACTCATCGGGCTCTTCCGTTAACTTGACTATCGACATTTCGCCAATTACTTTTTATCTGCCTGTCAGCGGGAGGGATACTCACCCACAGTGATACGCGGACTCTTTTTGACCGACACCCATCTGCGGCACGGGCAAGACGAACACCCGGCCTACTCTGCGGTGAAGGCGTTCGCCAAGGCGTGGAAGCCGGACCTGACGCTTCACGGCGGCGACATCGGAGACTGGGATTTCATTTCGGTATTCAACAAGGACAACCTGAAGGCGTTGAGCGGCAAGACCTTCAAGGCTGAATACGAGTTGATTAACCGTGAGGTTGACTACTGGCAATCCGTCTCGAAGCAGTTCGTCCTGCTCTTGGGCAACCACGACGAGCGCGTTTACACGGCAGCCGAGAAGGCCCCGATGCTCGAAGGGCTGATAGAACCCGAGTTCGTCATCATGCCCGTCGAGCGCGGGATCAAGATGTTCAGGCGCACCGAGCAGCCGTATCGCGTCGGGAAGCTGGCCTTCCTGCACGGGTGGTACTACTCGAAGTACCACTGCACGAGGCACCTCGACGCATACTCGGGAAATATCGTGTATGGCCATGTACACGATTTTTCATGTGCTTCCAAGACGCTCGTGGCGCACGGGCAGGAGATCCAGGCCTGGAGCATCGGGTGCCTGTGCGATCTCGCGCCCGAGTACAAGGAAGGGATGCCGTCGGGATGGCAGCACGGATTCGCGGCTTTCTACATCCGCGACAACGGAGACTTCTCGCTGTACCCCGTGAACATCGTGAGGTCTCGCTTCACATTCGAGGGAAAAACATGGGGCCCCAAGGGGCTCGAAAGGAAGTAGCATGGATTTGCTCGCTCTCGGTCTGAACTCTATTGTGGTCGGTGGCATCATCGCCATCACCAAGGTGATTACGACTGTCTTCGACCCGCAGGGCAAGTTGTCGCGGTGGTACATCCTGGTCCCGACAGTCCTGGCCGTTCTGGGCGCGTACCTGATGACGACGCCGTTCGAGGTGAAGGCTTTTCTCCTCAACGTGCTCATCTACGCCGGCGTCTCCACGTACCTCTTCAAGTTCGGCAAAAGCGTGATCCTGGGGGACTGACATGACCATCAAGGAGTACTTCCAGAAGCTCTGGGCGGCCCTGACCTCCCCGAAACTCAAGGAGTTCTTCCTCGGGTTGTGGGCAGTCATCACGGTGGCCTTTTCAATCGCGCTCTACGTCCTCACGAGTATCATCCGGAAAGCAGCCACCACGAAAACTGCCCCGACGCGCCTCCCGCCGCACCTGGATCTCCAGGTCGAGGTGGGAAGGGTGGAGGAGGAGCTGAAGGACAAGACGCTCGAGGAGAAGGTCGAGAAGTTCAAGCAGCTCCGCGACCGCATGAGGAAGCCATGAAGAAGCTCGTCATCGTTCTCGCGATCCTCCTGGCGGGGTCCACCGTGTTCGCGATGGACCCCATCCCTATGGAGTTCGGAGGAGTGCCCGGGGTCTGGATGCCGGAGGAGGACTTCGACTGGACCCTCGCGCAGCTCACGGTTCACGAGAGCTGTCAGGCACGGTACGACGAGCTGTACGCCATCTCGGAGGCGAACGTCGTCAAGCTCAAGGCCGCGAACATCAAGGGCGAACGGCTGAAGGCATCGAACTGGGTGGCCTGGGGCGTGGGGGCCGTGGTCGCAGGGGTTCTGACCTACTTCCTGGTCAAGGCCCACCTACCGTAGCGGGAACGTCTCGACCAGCTCCCGCTTGTCAGCCATCGACTCGAGCCGCCTCACAAGATCCGGGTGATCGTAGTGGTTGGTCATCGCGACCGAGGAGTGCCCCATGAAGCGCCGCAGCACGTCCTCGGGCAGGCGTTCGCGCATGATGGTGTTGTAGGTGTGCCGCAGGGAGTGCGCGTCTAGCCTGCGCCCCTCGGGGACGACCTTGGCGTTCCCCATGGCCGTCCTGAGGGCCCACAGGAACCGCTTGTGGCTCCGCTCGTAAGAGATCCGGTCGCTGATGTTGGTGTAGGCTGACCGCTGCTCCCACTCCACCTTGAGCCTTGCCATGGTGCGGTTGGGGAGGAGAACGACGCGAGCCTCGCCGGTCTTCGTCGTGCCGATGGTGCCATCAGGCTTCCACGCCTTGCTCACGATCAGCCCGCCGGGATTCCACACCACGTCCGCCCAGGTCAGGGCCAGAATCTCGCCGTGTCTGAGCCCGCCGGTGGCCATAATCAGCCCCAGCAGCTCGAGGTTCCCGTCGGGCCACGGCGACTCGGCGTAGTCGATGGGGAAGAGCCTCGCGAGCTCGTCGATGGTGAAGGCGTCCCGTGGCCTCAAAGTGCCACGCAGGGGCTCGACCTGGGTCATCGGGTTGATCGGGATGATGCCTTCCCGTGTCGCCTCGCCCATGATCGATCTCATCGTGTAGAGAATGTGGTTCTTTGTTGCCGGCGCGAGATCGAGATCCACCAGCCACGTCTCGAAGGCCACTGCGTTGATCTTTGACAACCAGAACTTCCCCCACTTTGGCATCAGGTGCATCCGCAGGGCCGAGGCGAGGTTCGACCTGTAGGTGGGGCTGATGTGGCGGCCCTTGGCCTTCTGGCGGCGATACCAGGGGCTGTCGGCGTCGAAGAAGCCGGCGGCGTATCCGCCGAACGTCTTGTCGTCTCCGCGCTTCACCCGCTCAAGCATCCACGCCAGCGCCTCCCCCTTGGTGGTCTTGCCGGTGGATCGACCGGTCCGGGTCGGATCGTCCTTGAGCCGGTAGTAGTACGTGACGCCCCCCTTGAGCTTGCGAGCGTAGAGGGTGAACGGATGTCTCGTCTTCATCATGGCCTCCAAATGAATGGTATCACCGAAGGTATCACGTCGTCAAGTATACCCGAGGGCATATTTCTGCAATTCAGGTATGTCCTTGAATAATAATGAGTTGCGAGTCTAGTCGGTTAGCTGGTTGGGTGCCGAGCCGTAGAGGATCATGCCGCCCAATCATTCCACCAACAACGCCCAATGGTCACATTTCGCTGGGAATTGGCGTGAATTTGGTTACCAACAACGCCCAACAAACACCACGAGTTGGTATCAGATTTGGTATCACGCCGGGGCAAGTCTGCGGCTTCGCATCTGGTCCTCTGTCTCGTCCCGTCGGGGAGTCGTGAACGTGAGTCACGATAGGGTTTTCCCCCCATACCCCCCTTTCCTAGCTCTCTTAATCTCTTAATATATTAATTAATTAACTAGGAAGTAGTTCGTAACTTTTAACTAGTCCCTAGATCCTTAAAACTTATTCGGAGCATATAATTAGATTTAGGAAGAGATAGGGGGAGTGTGAGGGGGGAAGGGAAACCCTTTGTCGTGAACAACGTCACGACTTCCACCCCCCCCCTCACACCCCCCCCGGAGGCTCAGGACCCGAATGTGTGAATCATGGCCATGTAGACCATCCCGAGTACGGCTCGTATCTTTCTGGGATCTCTGATGCAGGCGGACAAATAGCGTTTCATCCGCGCGAGCCCCTCGACATCCATCGTGCCGATTTCTTGCAACGCCAGCTCGGCTACTTCTCCAAGCATCCGTCTGACCTCTGGCACCGACTCATCTCCCCGGGGCATTCATCCCCGTCATCGTCAGGAACTGCATGACCGCGCCGTAGACGGCATCCAGCTCCTTGTCGGTCAGGTTGGAAAGCGCATCAACGATGCGGTTGACTCCAACCCGCTCCGGCCGAGCCCCCTTCCCCCACACGAGAAAGTCCAGGCTCGCTCCGAGCGACTCGGCCAGGGCGACCATCATTTCCCCCGGGGGGAACACGTCGCTGTGCCAATACGTCGATAGGGTCGAGTAGGCAATCCCGTGCGCGAGGCAGAACTTGCGCCGCGTCGTCCCGTTGGCCACGAAAAGCTGGTCAACGCGGCGGTAGAACGGAAGCTCGTTCTTCACGGTCCTTCTGGTCTTCAAATCCCACTCCTTCTCCGACCGCTCCCAGTCAAAATCTTGTTATCGGTATCCCGACACTGTCACCCAGGCCAGATGGTGTCAAGAGCTATATCCGACATATCGTCAACACACATTTGACTCCTGCGCGAACCCTTTGTATATTCCCCTTGCCATGCTGGACGAGGAGCTGCTTCGACAGATCAACCGGAAGCTCGACGAGATCCTCGCGAGGCCCGATCTGCCGTACTGGATCAACCTGAAAGAGGCCTGCCGCCTCAAGGGGCTGTCGTATTCCACGGCCACGAATCAGCCGCATCTCCAGCCGCGTCACGGGGTTCCCGATGACTGGTTTCTCCACCGCAAGGTCTGGAGGAAGACGACCATCCTCGAGTGGCTCGAGGAGACGGATTCACCAAGACAGGAGGTCCAATGATCGCGTCGTTTCAGATCGTGGGAGTACTCAAGTCCGCTGACTTGAAGTACTCGGAGAAGGGCAAGCCCTACGCCGAGCTGAAGGTCGAGGTGCGGAGGAAGCTCTGGAACAGCTACGACGACAACTCCCTCCTCCCCATGATTATGTTCGGCAAGGGAGCCGAGGCCGCCGCCGTGATCCCGCTTGAGAGTACGGTCGCAGTGACAGGCCGGCTCAACGAAAAGCGGGGCGAGTGGAACGGCAAGCCCTACTCCAAGGTTCAGCTCATCGCTGAGAACGTGGAGGTGGGCGCATGATTACCCTCGACAAAGCAACTCCGGATCTCTGGGCGGCGCTCCAGAAGGCCCAGGCCGAGTTCAAGTCGGTGCTGAAGGCTGAGACTGCCGAGGTCACCACTCGGAAGGGCGGGAGGTTCAGCTACACATACGCGAGCCTCGACTCGGCGCTGGAGATGATGCGGCCGATCCTGGCGAAGCACTCCCTCGGGATCGTGCAGGCCCCGGCTCTCATCGACCCGCAGCACCTGGAGATCGACACCGTCCTGTTCCACGCCACGGGCGCGTACATCCAGGCGTCGTTCGTCCTCCCGGTGGAACAGAGCGACACCATGAACCCCGTCCAGGTCATCGGCTCTGTCATCACCTACGGCCGGCGCTACAGCGTAATGGCTCTTCTGAATGTCGCCACCGAGGACGACGACACCGCCGGCGTTGGGACATCCACCGGTCCCGGGGAGCCGCCCGAGGTCACCCCGAACAACGACCTTGACGCCCTCCACGCCCTGGCCGCCGACGCGGTCTTCGACGAGAAGGAGCGGGAACAGCTCTCCAGCCTGATCGCCCGCATCAGGCCGGGGGACGCTGAGTCTTACAAGAACATGCGTCGCGTTTGGGAAATGAGACGCAACGAGAAGGCCAAGAAGATCGCGGGCGAACCCCCGAAGGACATCTTTTGATGGCCAAGAAGACGAAAGCGCACCAGATCTACCGCGACCGTGACGGCAACATCGTCCCCGGCGTCAGCACCGTCGTCAACACAATGGACAAGCCGTTCCTCGTCCCGTGGGCGAACAAGCTCGGCCTCCAGGGCATCGATGTCAGCAAGTACGTCGATGACCTCGCGGAGGTCGGCACCGTCACCCACAAGTTCTGCGAGTGGGACCTCCTGGGGCAGCAGCCCGACGAGGAGTACCTCGCGGAGTTCTCGAAGGATGTCCGGGATCGGGCCGAGACGTGCTTCCTGAAGTTCCTCGACTTCCGGAAGGACCTCGACTTCCATCCCCTGCTCCTCGAGGCCCAGCTCGTACATAAGACCCTCGGTTTCGGCGGGACCTGTGACATGTACGGAATTATGGGGGGTCGCGCCGTCCTGATCGACATCAAGACCGCGAAGGAGATCTACGGCCAGGGCGACACGAAGTTCACGCAGACCGCCGGCTACAAGTTGCTGCTCGAAGACGAGGGCCACAAGGTGGACGACTGCTGCATCCTGCGCCTCGGGCGCAGCGAGGACGAGGGCTACGAGTTTATTCGCGGGACGCGGATGGACGACCACGAGGAGCGTTTCAAGATCTGCCTCGACCTCTACAAGATCAACAAGGTGTTGTCGAGGAGGGGGGACTGAGATGGCGAAGCGGGACACCGGCCTTGAGCGTTGCCCCTTCTGCGGTGCCAGCGCGTTCGACGAGAAAGTCGCGCTCCTGAAGACGCCGGGCGGGTTCTACTACGTGGCGTGCATCGCTTGCGGCGGGCAGACGACGACGGTGGCCGACGAGGAGCTGGCCAAGAAGCGGTGGAACAAGAGGTACGTGGCATGAGAGGAGTGGTGATCCCCGCCGCCAGGATCAACCCGCACATCGACTGCATCTGCTACGAGCTGCCGCGCGACCAGATGCTGCGCGACAACTACATCCGGTTCGTCGCGGGTTGCGCCAAGAAGGGGATTCACTACCACAAGCTCATCATCTCGCCCCCGGGCCGCCCGCGCACCACGGGAGAGCGGAGCCAGAGCCACCGCATCAACGGGTTCTGTCAGTGGATCTCGAAGACGCTCGATCTCGACTTCGACAGCGTGAAGCACTACATGAAGCGTCTCGCGGTCAGCGACGGCTACCCGTTCGATACGATGCCCGACGGCAGTGTCGAGCCTTGGTCGGAGGCGAGGATCACCATGGATCAGGCGACGATCCTGATCCGGGTGATCGAGAGGTTCGCGGCAGAGCACCAGATCCCGCTCCCCGAGTACGACGAGGACGGGAACCTGATGCTGGTATGAAAGGAGCATGAGGTGAAAAGGGTCTACATCGCCGGGCCCTACAGCGCGGACAACGTGATGGACGTGTTCGCCAACATGCGGCGCGGCATCGATCTGGCGGTCGAAGTCCTGAAAGCCGGCTATGCGCCGTTCTGCCCGTGGCTCGACCACGACTTCGCGCTCCGCACCGACCTCCCCATCGAGGCGTTCTACTCCTACTCGATGGCGTGGCTCGAGAAGTCGGATGCGGTGCTCGTGCAGACCTACGGGGCCGGCCACTCCGTCGGGACGAGCATGGAACTCACCCGCGCTCGCGAGCTGAAGATCCCGGTCTTCTACTCGCTCGACGAGATGGTCGCCAAGCTCCGTGGCGCGTGGGGCCTCCAGTGAACTGCCTCAGGAAGGCCGAGCGGCTGGTCTGGGGGAGCCGCAACAAGCAGTACGGCCACCCCGGCAAGGACTACGCCCGCACCGCGAAGATCTGGTCGGGCATCCTGGCGGACAAGCTGAAGGAGGACATCACTCCGAAGGAGGCCGTGCTGATGATGGTCGGTGTGAAGCTCTCGCGGGAGATCCACAAGCACCACGAGGACAACCTCATCGACGCCGCCGGCTACATAGCCTGCGCGGAGCGTGTGGAGACAGGGAAATGAGTCACGAGGAGATTCTTGCCCAGGCCAAGAAGAACGGGTACTCGCGGCTGTACGCCGAGTACTACTCTCACCAGCCGTTCTGCGAGGCCTGCCTGGAGGCCGGCATCCAGACTCCGGCCGGCTGGCCTCACCACATCCTGACGCGCGGGGCCCACGGCCCCATCGACAAGGAGTGGAACCTCCTGTCGCTGTGCCAGATCCACCACACCGTCGCTGACACTTGGTCATTCTCTGTCGTGTACCCGCGTTGCGGGGAGAAGATTCAACGAGCGAGGGAGAAGAACCGTGGAATCAGATGTTCTCATGCAGACCACTGAGCGGCGGCAGGACATCAGGCTGCTCGCTGATGAAGTCAAGCTCCTTAGCTCGAGGCTGGGTAGGTATCGCGACCTCACCAAGCACGGCTACTCGCTGAAGGACCTGGGCTGCGAGAACCTCCTGATGCTGGCCGGGGACGCGATCACCTGTTCTCGGTGGGCCGTCGAGGTTCTCGACGAGATGGACGAGCACATACGGAAGCTCGCTCACAACCTGGGAGGCAAAACACGCCGTGAGCATTGGTTCTAAACAGGCGGAGCGGATCGCCACCAGAATCACCGAGATGGTGGCCGCCCTCGAGTACGACGACGTGATCCTCGATGTCGTGCGGAGTGTCGCCCTGGGGCTGGTCCTCGCCCTCACCGACGACGTCGTCGCCGGCATGGTGGCGGGAAGCCGTGGGCCACTGAAGACCTTCGGCCAGGACGTGAAGCTCACCGAGGACGAGTACCAGAAGCTGTGCAGTCAGTATGGCGAGGTCGCGGTCTACAAGCGGATCATGGACCTTGATGGGTACATCGGGAACCGCGTAGGCAAGACGCACTACAAGAACCACTACAAGACCCTCGTCAACTGGCTGCGGCGGGACGGCCTCAAGCCCCGCGCCGACGAGGCGAAGGTGTGCCCCGAGTGTGGCGAAAAAGCGATGTACGCCGGCTACTGCCGGCATTGCGGATACCAGCTTTGAGGGGGGGGGGCGGAATGAAGAAGCCGAAGCCTATCGAGTTCGTCGAGAACGAGCGGGGCTGTTTCATCTGCACGTCGCACGGGAGAACGAGAGGGGGATATCCGAGGCTGAACCGGGGCGGGAAGTGGCAACATCTGAGCCGATGGCTCTGGGCCGAGTGTTTCGGGGAAATCCCGAAGGGCTATTACGTGTGCCACCGTTGCGACAATCCGGCCTGCATCAACCCCGAGCACTTTTTCCTTGGGACACCGAAGATGAACACCGCCGACATGATAGCGAAGAGTCGAGACCACTGTATGGGGGAAAGACATAGTCAGGCGAAACTGAATGCTAACGAAGTCCGCGAGATTCGTAGGTTGTATCGGCGGGGAGTTTCTCGACTTCAACTGGCTAGAAAGTTCGGCGTCAAAGAGGGAACCATCCAGAGCATTGTTTACAGAACAAGTTGGCGTTCGGTGCAGGAGGGGGCGGTAGCATGAACGTAACCCACGACGAAACCGCCGAGCGCCACTACATCGAATCGGTCCTGTGCGACAAGCTGGTGCTGAACGAGCACCCGGTCAGTCGCGATGACTTTTACTCCCCCATCCACCGTGAAGTTATCGACGCCATGACGGCTATCGTGGATGAGGGTGGAACCCCCGACATCCCGACGCTCGGGTTGAAGCTTCCCGGTGCCATCGGGGTCATCAGCAAGTTCGAGCCTGTGACGGCAGCGAACGCCGCCTTCTATGCCAGGGCGATCCGCGAAGCTGCGTCTAAACGCCGACTCTACGCCATGGCGGCCGAGGTGATGGAGGCCACGGGGCGGCACGATCTCAGCTCGCACGACATCGCGGAGCTTGCCGAGAAGACCTTCACCAGCCTCTACGAGCGGCACGAGGGCCGGGCGATAGAGCTGCGCGACGCCGTCCACGGCGCGATTGACCTTCTCCAGCGCCGCTATGAGGCCAAGGGGGCGCTGACCGGCATCCCGACCGGCTTCGAGTTCCTTGACCGCGACCTCGACGGGCTCCAGGACGGATCGCTCACGGTGATCGGGGCCCGACCGAGCATCGGGAAGACAGCTTTCGCGATTGGCTTGGCCCTAAAGGCTGCCGAGACGGGGTTCAGCGTCGGCTTCTTCTCTGCCGAGATGCCTACCCCGATGATTATCCTCCGAATGCTGGCCTCCAAGGCCCGGCTCCAGCTTCAGGCGGTACGCCATGGGCTGATGACGAGCACAGACTTCAGCAGGGCGTTCGACGCCGGCGGGGTGCTGGCGAACTACCGGATGCTGATCGATGACTCTCCCAACCCCACCCTCTCCTACCTCAAGGGCAAGGCGAGGTGGATGAAGCGGCACGGGGTTCAGGTGATCTTCATCGACTACCTCACCCTCATCAGCCACGGCGACCCGAGGACGCCCAGGCACGAGCGGGTCGGGGAGGTGTCGAAGTCGCTGAAGAATCTCGCGCGGGAGCTTGGGGTCCCCGTCATCGTGCTGTCGCAGCTTAACCGCACCGTGGAGGGCGAGCGCCCATCCCTGGATTCGCTGCGTCAATCGGGGGAGATCGAGGAGGACGCGGATGTCGTTCTCCTTCTCCACCGCGAGCGGGACATCGAGCAGGAGGCGTCGTGCGTTGAGGCCGAGGTAATCATCGCGAAGAACCGCAACGGCCCGACCGGCCCTCACAAGGTCGCGTTCATTCCGAAGTCTGCAACGTTCGAGGAGGTAATCAAGTGAGACACCAGTACATCTACGTGGGCACGGTGTGCGGGAAGAACCGCAGGGTCGGTGTGCGCGGCGGGAAGGTGTACTCGACGAGCGAGTACAGGAGCTTCATCGATCTCCTGGCCTTCGTGATGCGAGCCAAGAACAACCGGATGCGGTGGGGGACATTCGAGGGCCCGGTGGCCGTGCGGATCACCGAGAAGATCAATCCGAAGCGGGACATCGACAGCCTCGTCGCGCCGATCCTCGACGCCATGCAGAAGGCGTGGGTGATTAGGAACGACAGTCAGGTCAAGAAGGTGTTCCTGCACAAGATCAACGACACCCTGGAGAACGTGCTCACCATCAGCGTAGAGGAGATCAGCGGTGAGAAAGCAGCCTCGTAGAACCTACAAGCAGTGGCTCTGGGACATCAACATCGCCTCGAACCTCGCGGCCATGGTGATGCTGAACGCGCCGACCCGCAAGAAGAAGAAGCTGCGGCGGATGGTACGGGTGCTGTTCAACCAGCAGCGGCGGGCCTTCCCGCCCCCCAAGCCCCTGCTCCTGCGGCTGTGGGACAGGGTTCGGCCGCGCCGTCGGATGCGGAGGGTGGGGAAGTGACCACTGAGAGCTTCTACCGGATCTGGACTGACCGACAGCTCAGGCAGAAGCTCGTCGATTACACCAGATCTAAGACTCGAAAATCGCACGACCGCGAAATGCAGCAGGACTTGCTGCAAGAGGGGTGGATCGCGATCTCGCTGGAGAACGACGACGCGAGCCCCGAGTACCTCTTCATCGTCGCGCGAAAGGCCATGGACGCTCGCTACAAGAAGGAGTGGCGATACCGCGAACACATCAAGCGGTATCTGAATCCATCCGAATCACGATACCCAGGGAGGATACCGTGAAGAAGGCATCGCAGACCGAGAAGATTCTGAAGTACCTCAAGAGGGGCGGGACGCTGACGAGCCTCAAGGCTCTGAGGATGTTCGGCTGCCTGCGTCTGGCGGCCCGGATCTACGACATCAGAGAGATGGGCCACAACGTCGTGGCCTGGCTGGCCAGGACACCGGGTCCGGACGGCAGCGAGAGCCGGGTTTGGACCTATGGGTTCAAGGTCGCATGAGTGCCCGTTGGGTACTTCGTAACTTGCCGATGGCATCGCGCCTGATCGGATCGGCACAGAAGGAGCCCCCCTCCCCCATGTCCAGAGCAGGGGTGACAGGCAAACCGGCGACCGGTCTCGCCGGTAGTTTTTCCGGAGGGAGATGACGTGACTGAGCGGAAGCAGCTCGTAATCAACGGCAAGCGGTGGACTCTCGCGTGGAAGAACCGGTTGCCCAGGGCATACGGCAGAACCGTATACGACAAGCTCAGGATAGAGCTTGAGCGTGGGCTGCCGGAGGATCGCACCCTCGCGACCCTCATTCACGAGGTGCTGCACGTGCTCAGTGACGACTACAGGCTTGCGCTCGATCACGACACCATCAACAGGCTCGAGGCCGGGCTGTTCGATTTCCTGGCGACCCAGGGGATCGACCTCGCGCCGCTCATCTATGCGCTGAAGGGGGAGGTGAAGCCGTGAGCCGCCGCAAGATCGTGTCACTCGATGGGGGGCGCATCGCTGGATATGGCCACGCCATAGGATTCAGCATCTGGCTACACCGTCATGGTCTTGTCTGCGACAAGGGACTGGCGGGACACGGCGATTGCCCGGCACACTTGGATATTGAGTTGACGCTGATTCGCTGGTACGTGTGCCTGACGTTTGGCAGGAGCGACCCCGATGAGTAAGCGCAAGATCGTGCTTACCATCGACTGCAACGCCAAAACGTGCGGGAAGTGCAGCGAGGTGCGGGAGAAGATGCGGCGGACGCTGGACCCCGAGGCTGCTGCCGCCGCCGACTGGGACGCCGCATCGGGAGGGCAGGGGTGAGCCCGATCCTCGCTCCGAACAGGCATCGGTACCCCACGGACTGGCCGGAGATCCGCGCGCGCATCCTGCGGCGAGCTCGTAACCGGTGCGAGGAGTGCGGGGTGCCGAACCACGCGGTCGGCTATCGAGATGGGGAGAAGGTCTGGCACCCGCTCTGCGGTAGCGGGCCGTGCGATGCAGCAGGCGAGGGTAGGGAGTGGCCGGGATACACACGCGAGCTCTCATTCTCCGACGCTTGCGAGTTTGCCGAAGTGCAGAACTGCTGTGAGGGCGCGAAGGACGACGATGGGAATCACTGGATGGTGATCGTGCTCACCATCTCGCACACCGACCACGACCCGGGCAACTGCGCCGACGACAACCTGCGCGCGCTCTGCCAGCAGTGTCACAACCGGCACGACCGCAAGCACCGCGACCACACACGGCGCTACGGGTGCGAGGTGGGGCAGCTCGCGTTGGAGTTGGGGGAATGATGCATCGCGGCCGACCGTCGTCGACGAGCGCCGTCGAGCATATGGGGTGGCCGTGGCGGCGGCCGGACCCGCGATCTTTGGAAGCTCGGATACCTGCAAGGTGCATCGGGTGCCGAGCCTCGTTGGAATCAGAGTGCGCACAGTGCGACAGGAGTTGGCCGGGCCTCACCGCCAAGCGGCCCGGTGTTTGCAGATTTGCGGTGTGCGACCGTCGGCTTGGACAGGCGGAGTGCCACTGCTTGTCGGTACGGTTGGCTTCCGTGCCGAGTCATATCTGCCCCCGGCCGGACCGGCGGACGCGCCTCTGGCCGGGTTCTTTCGACCTACTTTCAGCGCATCAGCGCTATTGTGGGTTGGGCCTTCTTCCCTCCGGGCATTGCGTCCCGGGGGCCCGGGGCTATGAGAGTCCCGGACTGGCCCATGGTCACGGTGGCTGGCCTTCGCCCGGGCGAGAAGCGGCGGGTTTGTTACAACGGGAACCCGGCTCGCCGCAGCCACCTGCTTTGAGGAGGTAGAGGGGATGGAACCAGGATTGGAACTTACCGTCGCGATGCTAACCAAGCGCGAGCTTTTCGCCGCGCTGGCGATGGCGGGGTTGCTAGCAACCGATACGAGGTTTGCAGAGCCCGAGACTTTTACGGGATATGCAATTGGCATGGCCGACGCCTTGCTCGCCGCGCTGAAGGGGGGGGAGTGATGATCAGCAAGGAGTGGTATGCGAAGGGTTATCTGACGCCAGCCGATGTATCGCTGCTGATCGCCGACCTCGCCGAAGCCGAGATGCGTATCGCCGACCTCGATGAGAACTGGCGCACAGCACAGAGGCAGGAACAGTACCTCGACGCCAAGGTGGAGGAGTACGTCAAGACCATCGAGGATATGTCGCAGGAGGCGCACGAGCAGGAGAAGCGCCTCGCCGCCGCCGAGGAGTCGTACCAGCATCTCACCGCAGCGCTTGCCCACACCATTGAGGAGCGCGACGCCCTCGCCACGCAGTTGGCCGAGTGTCACGAGGCTCTTGATGTGGCGATAGCCCCCGTCGATGTCGGGGGTGGTGAGAAGGTGGCTGCATCTAATTTGGCCAAGCAGTTGGCCGAGTGCCGGGCCGAGCTTGCGGACTATCGGGCGTGGTACGAGTGTCGAGTACATCCCGAGAGTCCCATGGTTTGCGGTGATATTCTGCACCTCGAATCCCGCATCGAGGCCCGCAGGGCGAAGGAGGCAGAGAGGTGAGCGGTATAACAACTGGCGGAACGTCTATAGGCCAGTGCTCGTATTGCGGGAACTGGCACACATACTCTGAGGAGATGTGCCGCGACATGGTGAAATACCAACACAGCCAGCCGGCGATACAAACCCCCGTCCAGCTTAGCATCAGCGACGACACCATCCGCACCCTGCGCCTCGCCAACGGGCGATTGCGGGAGACGTTGAATCTTATCGAATGCGAAAGTGACGATCCTGATGCTGCTGGATGGGCACGTACCGCCCTCTCCACCCCCGACGACGGGCTCTGGCAGGAGGTGCATGCAGCGCTGAAACTCGGTCGTGATGGATGCGTCGCCATTGCAAGCGAATGCGAGGCGCAAGGTGAGCAGGAAGATGCGGCCGCGTGGAGAAAAGATGTAGCGACCATCGACGCCCTGCTGGGAGGGAAGCCATGACCGCCGTGGAGAGGATCGCGAGGGAGTTGTCGCGGTGGATTGAGGATGGTCCATTCGAGGACGTTGAACCCGAGGCCCGCCGCATCCTGGACCTGCTTGAACCCGAGGTCCGCGAGCGGGAGAAGGCGGCGTTCGTGGCGGGAGATGCACATGGGGAAACGCGTGCATGGCATACGGCGAGGGGAGATCGGCGGGCCGATGGCATGGATGATTCGGGAAAAGCCGAGGCAGAGCGCCGCCACCCCAAGGAGGAGAAGGCGTGACGATTGACGAGGATATCGCCGAATGCCAACGGCGGCTCGACAAGTTGCACGCCGGCTATCTCCGCAAGATACTGCGGGACGGACGGGGGATGAGCCGAGCGCAGACCACGACCTACAACGCTCGCGCCGGGCAGCTCGCCGAGCGGATTGCGGAACTGCGGCGGTTGAAGAAGTCAGCCGAGAAGGAGGTGCGGAAGCGGAGGTGTAAACGCATCAGTTTCTGATAGGCAACAGTTGTGTTCACTTTCGGAAACAAGAAAGCCCCCCGGAAAACCGGGGGGCTTCGTCAGTTGGTCTGAAGGATGACGCGGTTCGGGGTCTTGTCCCCGAGTAGGGCAGCGGTGATGTCCAGGGCCGCGAGCTTGGGGCTGGACGAAAGACCGTGGTGACCGTTTACACGCCATGCCCAGAAGTTCCCGTCCTTCCGCGCGTTGCCGACCTCGGAGTAGGCCGGGATCAGGACTTGCATGGCGTCATCGTGTACGACGTAGCGGACGACGAGATCGACGGTCATGTCATATCTCCTCTCTCGTCGGCCCTGACGACATTCACTTCCTCGGCGTACCGATCCGCGCACTCCGGGCAGAGCGGCAGGCAGCCGATCAGCGTGGGATAGGGCGGCTTCACGGGGTTGCCGCAGACGCAGCACGTCGGCTCCGAAGGCACGATGGGGGTCTTCATGCTGCCTCCTAGTTGTTCGAGTTCTCCATGGCGAGAACCTCGACCCCGATCTGCTTGAGGATCACCCGGCCGGCGGCCAGCATCTCCTGACCCGATGCCCTTGCGATCAGGATTTGCTGATCGCCCTTGTAGAACACGGCCACGATGCCCCTGAGGCCGTTCTCCCGGCACAGTTCCTCGAGAACCCGATCCAGATTTTCTTCGGTCATTGAGTCCCTCCTCGGTTGCCGATGCGCAGATAGACCATGTCGTATGCGCTGTCCCATCGCGGCACCAACTGGCCGCCCCTCCACCCCACCAGGTAGGGGGTGACAGGGTGGGCACAGGTGTGCCGCCAGCCCAGGCGCACCGGACCGACTTCGAGCCCCAGGTCCGTGGTCGAAATCAGTTGTGACGGCCAGAAGTTGAGTGCCCTGGAGTCCTTCCAGACCGGGACTTGCATGGAGCCGCCCGCGAACAGCGGGCCCCACGACACCTCGGCACCTAGCTCCACGAGGAAGCTGCCGGCCACGTTGATGTACGCCGGCGGATCGTAGGCCATGAGGCCCCCTTGCGGGAGCCACCCGAGCATGAGCCACCCAGAGAGAGCGAGTGCGCCCATCGTCATATGAGCCTCCTTCCTCTTCGCGTCGTCTGGTCGGGTGAGGGGGGACCGTTTACACGGCCCCCCTGTACGCCTCTTCCATCTCGGTCCCGCACGGGCATCTCGGCAGCCCGGCATCGAGCCACTTCTGCGTCGTCCGCACCGTGTACCCGCAGTCCGGGCAGATCACCTTCAGCATCCTGGTCCCGTCCTTCTTGCGGGCGCTGCGGTTCAGCACGGCGTGGGGGTACGGCTCCGGCATCATGGCCGTGAGCTTCTCGGACAGCTCCTCGCTGGGCGTCGTCGCCGTCCACGGGCCCTGTAGGCCGAGCTTCTTCGCGAGCCGGGAGAACGGAGCGCGGTGGCCGGCGTCGTTGCCCACGGCGGCGTGAACCAGCTCGTGGACCAAGACGCCCGCGACCTTGCCGCCCTCGGACAGCGCGGGGGAGATGAAGATTTCGCTGGTCTGGTCGGCGCTCGCGATAGGGGACCAGCACTCCCCCACCCTGCGGTTCCCGGTGGCCAGGGCGCGGACGCTTGGCCACCCGCACGACACGCGCACCTTCTCCGGGATCTTCGCCCCGGAATCCTCGAACATGGGGCGCAGCCGGTCCACGCAGAGATTCAGCCACTCCTCTCTCGTCATGGTGTCCTCCTGTAGGGTTGAGCGGGGGCGGAGGTTGACCCCCGCCCGTGCGGGCTTTCACCGCACCGGCCTAGCCCCTACTTCACGCACGGTTCGCACAGATAGGTTCCGATCCAGCGGCCCTTGGCCACGTAGCCGACGTGCCTCGACTCACCGTCCGCCTCGTCGATGTACATCTTCTCTGGATGGGCGCACCCAGTCTCCTCGATCACCGCACGGCGCGGGCTCACCGCTTTGCGCAGGACCACCTGTCCGTACTGGTCGGCAAGAACGAACAACCTTCTCGTCTTCATGGCGTCCTCCTCCGCGCTGCGTGGGAGTTGAACCCACCGTGCCGTCGCAGCGCACCCGGCCTACGCCCTAGCTGCGTCAGCGAGCTTGTACAGCCGCCAGTACTCGATGGCGGCGGAGTGGTATTGGGCGTTGTCGATGCGCCCGCGCATCTTCGCCCGCTCGATGTCGCTGGCCCAGTCGAAGAACAGCCCGCTGTAGATCGACCAGCCGTCCGGGCAGAACATCGTCACGTCCGGCGCCGCATCGATAGCGTCGAGAATCTCGTCGATGCCGCCGTCCGCCGTGAGGGAGAAGCCGACGCCATCGAACCATATGGGCTCGTCCCGGCTCTCACAGATGACCCCGAACTCGCCGTCGCGCCGTGCGGCCACGACAGCGGGCTCGCCGTTCAGGTAGATCATGGTGTCCTCCTCATGGGTGGCGAGGGAGTCGAACCCTCGATCTGGTATTGGGGTGCGCTCGCGGTTGCCCGCGCCGCCATCCCTCACAGGCCGTTCCACCCAAGGGGGAGAAGGCTCCCCCGTGTATTCGGATCGCTTCGGGCCGTCGGTCGGTGCAGGGGTTGTTCTGCATCCACTCAGCCCGTTGGTCCCGCGCCCCCTGAGGTGCTTCAGCGTCTCGGCCTCGTCTGCCTCAATCGCCCGCTTGTTCCTCGGTGCTCGCTGCCCCAGTCTGTCAAGGAGCTTTCGGCTGTCGGCCAGCCGTCAATCACTTTCTGACTGCATCCTACACCCTTGACGGTATTTCGTCAACACCTTTTATGTTAAATTTTCTTAACATTCGTTTCCGGTGGGACTATAGGGTGTAGGGAACCCGAGAGATGGTTGCAGAGGCCGACAAGGCGCCGATCAACACCGCCCGATGCCCATCGTGCGGACGCCTCGTGGAGGGGGAGGAATGGCTGGGGGCCGTGGAGGATGGGGCCGAGCGGCACTACCTTCGCTACGTCTGCCGCCAGTGTCCCGCCGTGCGTGAGTACCTGGGCGGGGTGATTGACATTGTCTGGTACAAGCTGCCCGATGGGAGCGACCCCGAGACGCCCGAGATCACCGACCTGCCGCTACCCTCCGACCTCACCGACCTGGACGACACCGACTGATGCGCCACAACGACGACTTCAAGACAGCTCTGTACGCCGTGGGGATCATGGCCATCCTCATCATATGGCTGACACTCAACTCGCTGCTGACGTACTGACACCCGTGGAGAAGCCTCTCTCGGACAGTGGGAGGCGCAGCAGGGAGCGTAGGGCGGCGGCCAGAGAGAAGGGGAGGAGACGCTACACCCCGGCACAGCTACGCCAGATGGCCGAGGTGATAGAGCGGTACGTTGAGGAGACGGAGTACCCGATACTGGCAGAGGCTGCGATGGCGGCGGGGTGCGATAAGGGCTCCCTGTACGAACATGCCGAGTTCGCTCACTGTATAAAAAAGTGTACAACCAAGGCCGAGGCGTACCTCGCGCGGCGGCTGGCGACCGATCCCAAGCACGTCGTAGGCTCTATCTTCGCGTTGAAACAGTTTGGATGGGCCGACAACCGCACCGTGGACATGCGCCACTCGGGCGAGGTCAAGCACGGCGTGATCGTTGTGCCTGCCCGCCTGCCCGCTGACCAGTGGGCGGGAAGTACTGGTGACAGTACAGGTGTCACGAAGGGGGATGGTGCCGATAAGTCCTTGCCCGACAAGGACGTGGCTGCGGCCGCCGTAGCTGAGTAAGCCGCAGCGCGGGAGCAGCAGTGGTGCGTGTGTACGCAACGCCGCTCATGCAAGCGAGCCCGAGAGGAGGGGGTGGGGGGTCGAGGCGAGACGGGGGGGCGTTCACATGTACAAATGTCCCCGTGGGGCCCACGCACACCCATACCCCCGGTTTTCTACCAGGGTCCCATCCGCACCTCCTGGTAGGTATCTCCTCCCGTCCAGATCACCCCCGTGGGCTCTGTACGGGTTCTTGCCTCCCACCGCACCGCGCAAAGTAATCGCGGGGGCGCGACCGTGGCCGGTATACGCGGCTACGTAATGCGGTTCGACTCCGCGCGGAGGCTCTATGAAGTTCCGATGGTCGTTTGGTGAGCGTCCGTTCTCCGGCTGCTCCTACCGCACCTACTTCCGCTGCGAGCTGAACTCCGGGCGGTTCGACTTTGCCCTGGAGCTGCGGAACGTCTGGTGCCTGGAGACGGGGAAGTTCGGGGTGATCAGGTATCTGGGGATCGGGCCTCTCGCGTTCTGGGTTCGGGTTCTGTAGCAGGGACACCGCCGGTTATGTGCAAGCGGTACACATTCCGGACCGACGACCCGGATGAGGCCAAGGCGATGCTGGCCGCCTTTGGGCTGGTGGATTTGCTGAACGAGGTGGACGAGGAGCTTCGGAGGCTCGTGAAGTACCGTGAGGGGCCGATCACCGACGAGGACATCCTCAAGGTGAGGCGGCTGATCGGGGAAGGGATGGCCGACCTCGGAGTGGGGATGTAATGCCGATACCTGGACCCCGCAAGGGCGAGTCGAAGGACGAGTTCATCAGCCGCTGCATGGGCGACTCGGTGATGAACCGGGAGTTCAAGGATCAGAAGCAACGGGCGGCGGTCTGCTACCGCCAGTGGAAGAGGAAGGGGAGGACGATCCTGGGCGGCGAGAAGGTGAAGAAGTGAAGTCACTTCTGATCGGCAGTGGGTTCGACCGCACTCGGAAGCTGCGCCTCGAGGGAGACCCCGGGGGGTGGGAGGATCTGGTGACCCTGGACTGCGACCCCGGCTGTTCCCCCGATGTGCAGCACGACCTCGGGTGTCTGCCGTATCCGTTTGTCGATCAGCTCTTCGACGAGATCCACGCCTACGATGTCCTGGAGCACACCGGGGCCCAGGGGGACTGGAAGTTCTTCTTCCGCCAGTTCAGCGAGTTCTGGAGAATCCTGAAGTTGGGCGGGCGGTTCTACGCCACCGTCCCGTCTCCCGACTCGGTGTGGGCCTGGGGTGACCCGGGGCACAAGAGGCTGTTCCACCCCGAGTGGGTCGGCTTCCTGAACCTCGAGAAGTACCGCCGCAAGGACGGGAAGCCCGTGAGCGTGCAGAGCGACGGGTACTTGAGCGAATACACGGGGAACTTCGGGGTGCTCGCGGCGCAGGCGAAGGATGGACATTTCGCCTTCGCTCTCGAGAAGCTGCCCCTTTAGCTCAGTCGGCAGAGCAACTGCCTCGTAAGCAGTCAGTCGGTGGTTCGACCCCATCAGGGGGCCACAAGGAGAAATGAATGACGCTGCGTGATCAACTGCTTGGACGCCGGGTCCTCGTGACGGGGTATAACGGCGCAATCGCGAATGCCAACGAGGACGTGGGTGACGGCTCGCAGATCTACGGTGCGGCCACCACGGGGGCGCTGCCCTCGACGGCTGTCCGCCTCGACATCTCCTCGGGTTCCGCCAACGACGCGTTAGCCGGTACTGGAGCGCAAAAGGTCAGAGTCATCGGTCTGGACGCGAACTTCGCTCCTCAGATCGAAGAGGTGAGCATGAACGGTCAGACGGCCGTCATCACTGCTTACAAGTATCTTCGCGTCCTGGGTGTCGAGGTGATCCAGGTTGGCAGCGGGTTGGGGAACGCCGGCATTATCTATGCCGCCGACGAGGCCTGCACGCAGACCGCAGGAGTTCCGAGCGATCTCACCAAGTGCTACGCTTGGGTCGCTGTTGGTGTAAACCGCTCGAGACACGCCATCTACACCGTGCCGAAGGGCCAGAGGATGGCGCTCCAGTCCCTGTCCATCGCCAACCGGGCGCAAATCTGCGACTATTGGGTCATGTGGACCCCGGTGGTTGGGACTCAGATGTATACCCAGGGCCCGCTGTATACTCTGGCGGCTGGTGCCCAGATGCTGGACAGTTGGAGAGAGAACCTGATCCTCACCTTCCCCGAGAAGACGGACATCAGGATCTGGGCGAAGGCCGCAACCACGGGAGCCATCGGTTGCGCCTCGATGGAGCTGGTCGGTGTCACGACCGGCCAGTAAACCGAAAGAGATAGACGGAAGGCCGGTCGTGTGGGAGCCTCAGCCGAAGCAGGCTGAGGCCCTCTCTTGCCCCGCCGACGAGCTGTTTTACGGCGGGGCGAAAGGGGGAGGGAAGGCCCTTCCGCTCGACGAGGTGGTGCTGACCCCGTTCGGAGAGCGGGCGATGAGGGACATGGCACCGGGCCAGATGGTGTGCCACCCCTCGGGCGGCATAAGCCGCGTCATCTATGCCACCGAGCCGGAGCGCCGGATGGTCTACCGGCTCGTCTTCAGTGACGGAGCGAGTTGCAGAGCGAGCGACGATCACCTCTGGGTTGTCAGGAAGCCGGGTCACCGGTGGAAGGTGGCCACCACCGAGCAGCTCGCCCCCGGACTGATCGTCCCGCTTGGTGCCGCGTGCTTTACCAGGAACTTCCGGTATAACATGCGGCCCCTCGATCCCTATCTCCTCGGGCTATTGATAGGGGACGGGTCGCTGGGGAACGGCAACATACGGCTGTCCACGGCGGACGAAGAGATAGTCGAGTTCCTTGAAAACACCTTCGGTCGGGATTTCGTCAGGGATGGTGGTCTCAGCTACCGGTTCCGTGGCGAGGGGGCTCGGTTTCTGAAAAGGGAACTGGAGCGACTCGGGCTAAGGGTCGGGACCCCCCGCAAGCACATCCCCGAGTCGTACCTGTACGGGGGACTTTCCGCCAGGACCGAACTGTTGCGCGGGCTGATGGACACCGACGGGTATGTTGACGTCAGGGGTCACTGTTCGTTCAGCACCTCGAGCGCGCGGCTTGCCGGGGATGTGCAGCGGTTAGTGAGAAGTCTCGGGGGGGTTGGTTCGGTTACGGTGAAAGACACCGTCGGGTTGCCCTCGCACACGGTGTACCTGAGGGTGCCGTTCGTTCCGTTTCGCCTGACACGGAAGCGCGGGCGCTGCACCGATCAGCCCCCCCTTCGCAGGCTGGTGTCGATTGATCCGGTCGGGGAGGACTGGGTCCGCTGCATCAAAGTCGATGCCCCCGACGGGTTGTTTATGACCCGCGATGGCATCGTGACCCACAACAGCGATTTCCTGCTGGTAGACTTCTGTCGGAACATCACCTATGGCGCGTCTCACAAGGGGGTGTTGTTCCGCAAGTCCTACCCGGAGCTGGAGGAGCTTCAGTTTCGAGCCCTCCAGCTCTACCCCGCTTTGGGCGCGGAGTATCACAAGACGGAGAGAACCTGGATCTTCCCGGGCGGAGCTTCGTTGAAACTGCGGTTCCTTGAAAACGACGATGACGTGCATTCCTACCAGGGGCACCAGTACACCTGGATCGGCTTCGACGAGCTGACGAACTGGCCGACCGACTACTCCTACATCTACATGTTCTCCTGCGCCCGAAGTCCCGAGGGCGTGCCGGTATCGATCAGGGCCTCTGGGAACCCCGGCAGCGTGGGCCACGTCTGGGTGAAGGAGCGGTTCGTGGACATCGCGCCCCCGAAGACGCTGTACTACGACGAGGTCACGCAGATGACTCGGTGCTTCATCCCGGCGAAGCTCGAGGACAACATCCGCCTGATGGAGAAGGACCCGAGGTACGAACAGCGGCTGAAGATGCTGCCGCCGCATCTGTACCGGGCCTACCGCGACGGGGACTGGGACGTGTTCGCCGGGCAGGCCTTCAGCGAGTTCAGCCGCGACCTCCACGTCACGAAGCCGTTCGCGCTCGACCCGAGCTGGAAGCGGTTCACCTCGATGGACTGGGGCTACTCCAAGCCCTTCTCCATCGGGTGGTGGGCCGTCACCGGCGACGGACGGTTCATCCGCTACCGGGAGTGGTACGGCTGCGAGCCGTACAAGAGGAACACCGGGGTCCAGCTCCCCGCTCTCGAGGTGGCGAAGAAGGCCTGGGAGATGAGCGTCCCCGAGGGCTGTGTTGACATGGTGGCCGACCCCTCGTGCTGGAGCAGGCAGGGTCTGGAGGGCAACTCCATCGCGGACACCTTCGCCAGCGCGGGCTGGCGGATGGAGAAGGGCAACAACGACCGCAAGTCAGGGCTCGTGCGTTTACACGACCTGATGAAGACCCGCTACATGGACGGGCGGCCGATGGTGATCGTCTTCGACACCTGTATCCACTGGATCAGGACGATCCCGACGCTGGTGGTGGACGAGCACAAGCCCGAGGACGTGGACACCACAGGGGAGGATCACCCCTACGACGACACGAGGTACGCCCTCCTGTCCCAGGTCTCCCGCTTCCCCGGAAGCGGGCAGCGGAGGAACTACGAGGTTCCCGAGCGGTGGACGGGCGGACCCAGGTGGGTGAGGCCGCAGGAGGAGAAGGAGCGGGAAATAATTTACGACCCATTGTCGATTAGGTATTGATATTTAATCGTCGGTGGTGTATATTCGGGGCATGAGAGAAGAGAAGCAGTTCGTTCTGGCGTGGCTCCTGCTCTGTATACCAAGCGCCATCCTCGGGTCGATCACGGAGCTGTTCAACCCGATCCACGAGCTGGGGCACATCATCTTCGGCCTGTTCCTCGGCTGCATCCCCGTCAAGATCGGCTGGTCGAGCGTGGGTCTGGTCGGCCGGCTGTCCGCGAGCCCCTTCATCGGGGTGGGCGGGTGCTTCGCTGAGATCTTCGGTGCCGCCGCCCTCTGGTTCTGGGCCTTCAGGGCGACGAGGAAGGTGAAGGTCGGGGACTGGGTCCGGACCCTTCACGAGCCGGTGCTGTTCGGCATGTTCCTGTCCGGCCCGCCCGGGCTTTGTATCAACCAGGAGGAGCTGTACGGGGCCGGCGTGTATCTCATGGCCGCGTGGATCATCCTGGGGTGTTATGTCATTCCGTCATCGATCCGCCGGTTCGCCTGGACGATTGGGGCGATTCGCAGGCTCAACGCACCGAGGGTGGTGTCAGTGGCCACGTAGGGTTGGCGAGTCGCTCATGCATCGGGCCCCCGCGAGGGGGCCCTTTCGTTTACCGAAGGAGTCAAAATGGAAAGCGGCACATGGCCCGGCTGGGGGTCGAACCCCAGGAAGCATGAGGTGCGCCCGACGACCGGGCGGCGTCTTGCGCAAGCCATCAACGAGTGGCAAGAGGGCGTCCGGGCCACGAAGACGAGCGAGGCGGAAGCCGTAAAGAACTACGAAGAGTTCATGCAGCGGCTTGGCTTCTCTCTCAACGACGGCAGCCTCCTGCTCGGCAGGCGGCCGACCTGGACGAACGGCGAAGAGGAGGTCGAGTACGGCCTGCTCCCCAGCGGATACGGGGCCAACGGCACCGACTGGTGGGCTGCGCTCGAGTCGATGCGGAAAGAGGAGCGGGGCGGCGAGACACTCCTCACGCAGAAGCCGAAGGAGCAGGCTCCCGCCTCCCCCGCCCTCTCCGAGGGGTCTGCCGTCAAGCCCGAAGACGCTGGCGTGTACGAGCAGTACATGAAGGAGTCGGGCTTCACGCTCGAGGGCGATACGTGGACCAAGCGCGACGCGAGCGGGAAGGTCTGGGGCAAGCAGTACAAGTACGGGGACGTTCCGGGCGGGGCCGAAGCCTGGGCCAGCATCGTTCAGTGGTTGAGGGCAAACAAGGGTGGAAAATAACGACACCGCCGTCGATCTGGTTCGGCAGTTCGACGAGAAGGTCCGCCCCGCGCGACTCGAACACGAGAAGCGGTGGCAGGAGATAGCCGAGTTCCTCATCCCCGACCGAAGCATCCTGATGCAGGACAACGGCTACGTCGATGTCGGCAAGAAGACCCATAACCGCGTCTTCGACGGCACGGCGATCCACGCCGCCCTGATGTGCGCCAACGGGGTGGCCGGCTACATGTGCAGTCCGAGCTACCGATGGATCAAGCTCCTCATGTCTCCTCCCGAGCTGAACCAGAGCGCCGCCGTGAAGAAGTTCCTCCAGGACACGGAGGAGCAGCTCTACTACGACCTCCAGCAGTCCGACTTCTACTCGGCCGTCCACCAGTTCATTCTCGACGGGGTGTCGATCTCGACGGCCACGATGTTCATCGAGGACGACCTCGGGAGGCGGCGGATGCGCTTCATGGTCCGCCACCCCTACGAGATCTTCGTCGTCAGCAACGCCTGGGGCGAGGTGGAGATGGTCTTCCGGTGGTACTACTCCACCGCGAGGAACGTCGAGGGCGAGTTCGGATACGAGAACCTCACCCCGAGGCTCAAGGATCTGTGCAAGAAAAACCCCCACGAGCGGGTGGAACTTCTACACGTCACCTACCCGACCAGGGAGCGCAGCATCGCGAAGCTGGGCGTGAACAAGCCCATCACGAGCGTATTCATCGACAAGACCGACCGGAAGATCCTGAGCCAGGGCGGATTCGACGAGAACCCCAACATCGTCTGGAGGTGGAGCCTCGCAAGCGGGGAAGACTACGGCAGGGGGCCGGGG